CAGTGTCTGGAGTAATGCTAGAAGCTACGTCTGCTGTTAGCGTAATGCTATCTGTGTCGGCATCACCAAATGTAAGGTTGCCTGAAATAGTTGCATTGCCAGTTACTGTAAGATTACCGCCGATAGAAATATTACCAGTAGTTGTAACTGAATCAATGTAAGCATCTTTCCAGTACAATGAAGACGTTCCAAGATCTATGTCACTATCTGTAACAGGAATCATGGCTCCATCTTGAATACGAATTTGTTCTACTGCGGCACTAGAAACTTCTACATAAAAGCCCCAACGATTGTTTGTACTATCAACTACAATTTTATTATTAAAATCTAAGTCACCAATCGTATGAATATTACCGCCTTCTCCTGCTGTGCCATCATGTCTGTGGCCCGTAGAAGCTTCAGAAGTATTTGAATACGCAAAGGCGTTTAAAAGTTGATTGTACTCGTCGTTAAATAACGCGGCAGTAATTGTATCGCCATCTGCAAATGTACTTTGTCGTGTATAACTTTGGGCCATTATTATCTCCTACCTGATGGCATATAATCTATGTAGAAACCATTAATTGCATATGGGCTTCTAGTATCATCTGATCTAATTCTAAAGCTTACGGTATGTCCACTACCCTCTACTGTTTTTCTAAACATTGGATCTGAACTAGCACCAAAAGTTGATGCACCAAAAACAGAAGTTCCAAAAACGGCAGGAAGTGGTATGCCTGTAAGCGTATAATCTGAAGGTTGTGGTATATCTACGGCTTGATAGTCATACCGCAACCTTAAAACTGGTTCTAAATTACCTTCAGGTGAAAAAGAAGTACGAACATATTTTAAAGTTTTTCGTGTTCCTATATCACCACAATCAATGTCTGGAGTTTGATAAGTTGCAAAAATATTTGCTTCTGAACCTGCGTGTAAAAAAGAATCGCCTGTGTCGTGGTTGTAAATGTAGCCATCTTTATCACCATGAAAAGAAACTTCTACGCCGTTGCTGTTAAAACCTGAAGCAAAACCTAAAGCCTGAATACCTTTTGTTTCAGACCATTCAAAACCTTGGCCTGTAAAAGTTCCAATAATTCCTTTGGCTTCACTGGGGTCTTGAGCTATCGTAGAATAAAAAAGTCTGTATTGCGATTTAGCCCTCAGTACATCACTTGTAATAATAAAAGAGCTTGTAGATGTAGTTAAGGCTGTTACGATCTCTTGAATCTGTCTTGAAATAGAGCTTAACTCTACGTCACCAATTCTTGCTGTACCCGCAACAGTACGAATACCATCGGGAGCTAAGAATACTAGATCACCTCCAAATTCTTGAATACTATATCCATTTAGACAGCCTACGTTTTCTGTAATGGGGTCTACACGAACATTTTGAGGATCATTAATATTTATAAGTTTGTGAATACTGTTTTGCGTAAACACAATTAAGTTTTCACGAAAGCCTTTAATGCCTTGTATTTGGTCTGAAATTGCTACTGCGCCTGCACCAGAACCACTAAAATCTGTAGCATCGTTATAAACACTATAATATACAGTATTTAAATTATTACCTACTCCAGAAGCAATAAGGTGGTGGTCGTGGACTGTAATGTATTTAACAGCGTTTGTACCGCTAACAGCTATTTCTTCTGCAAAAAATGTACGAGTATTTAAAAGACCCGTACCTTCCATGCGAAACATATATAATTTATTTGCACCGTCTGCAATTACAAGTTGACCATAATCATATGCCGCGCCTTCAATTAATGCAAATTGACATTGGCCTTGATCTGTGCGAGTTAAAGTAGAGCGGCCTGTAAAAGCTGTGTAGTTATCACCACTATTTGAAACTGCACTTCTATTTATTTGTAGCCACGAATCGCCATCATTACTAAAAAAAATATCTGTACCAGAACACACAACAACCCCATCACCGTAAGGCTGAATACCCAACACAGCATTAGAGCCGTTTGGACGAGCAGTACCATAGGCTGTAAATCCATTTATGCGTCTGTAGCCTCCGTCTGGGTCTACTTCAAAGTTTTCTAGTACCTTTGCAAATCCGGGGTTACCTAAAATCTCAATAGAGTTTAAGTTTGTATTTAAACCGCCTTTGCATGAAAAACCAAAAGCCTGAGACATTAGACAAACCTCACGCGATCATCTTTAATGTAGAAAGGCTCTGGAGTCATAAGATTAGATTTCATAAGCTTTAGGCCGCGTCGATATTCTTCTAAGGCTAGTGCGGCTGGCTGAATGTTTTCTTTGAACTGATGTATAAAATATCTTGCACGAGATAATAGTACTGTTTTGTACATATCTGGAAATACTATTGCATCACTATATGCTGAAAGCTGTGTAGGCTGTGCATAAGCATAAAACCAAACACGATATACTTTATCGGGGATTGGACTTAAACCAAACATACGCCCATCAGGACTACGAATAACACGCTTAGGTTCACCACCATTAGCATCTTCTGCATCGTCTGCATTTTCTCTAGCCCTATAAAAGTCTTTCCATTCGTCAGTAGTAGTAAACCTAAGATTCTTTGCGGTGTAAGGAGAGCTTTCGCCCGTAACACCTACTGTCGTTAAATAAAAATTATCCCAATCTACTGAGCCATAATCATTTAAAATAGAATCGCTTGCAGGCTTTAGTTCATACCAACGTGTATTTGCAACTGTTTCAATATATGTATTTCCATACATAGGATCTGTTGTACCACTATCTCCTACAGACAAGAAAGGCCACTGAGGTTCTTCAAGAACAATATCTAGATACGCACGATTTACACAATCTTTTACGTGTGCTTGTATTCCAATAGCAGAAGAAAAATTACTAGAAGTTAATACAACTTCATTCAATTCTCTTAGTAATTCATTTGTAAGCTGTAGGTATGTAGTCGCCATTATTTTTTATGAACCTTTTGTATTTCAAAGTTGGCTGACTTACTAGCACCTTTGTGGGGCTTGAAGCCATCTTTAGGGTCTTTCATTAGTTTGTAGCTGTTACCGCTCTTCATCCAGTGGTAACCCTTTGGTGCTGGAACTTTCATTTTTCTTTCATTGACTCATTGTGGTCAGGAGACATACAAGCTTTTTCCATGTCTCTAATGTTAGAGTAGGCTTTACCGCCTTCAGCTTTTTGCATACGATAACTACTACCGCCGCCCATATAGCCCCCACGGATTTTTCTACCCATGCTGTAGCCTGAACGCTTTTTATTTTCCATTTTTATCTCCTTTGTCTTTTTTTCCAAAAATCCTATCATAATTATCAGAAAACTTTTTTTGATCTACGTAGCGATAACGTCCACGTTTATTTTCAGTTAGCTTCATGCTGATAGGTTTATTAGGAGTTGAAATCAATGGCATATATTAGTCCTTAAAAACGGGAGGGATATTTCACCCTCCCTTACAATCATCTTAGTCGATGTTGTAGTAAGCACCGATCAGTGCTTCAGGACGCAGAACTTTAGCACCCCAAACATGCAGACCGCGTACAATGTCACCAAAGCTAGAAGGATCACGGATGACCTCTGTGCTAGTGATAGACTGAGCGGTTGCAACAGCACTCATATGACCAGCCAGCATAAAGCCGGTAGCATTGCTTGTAGAAGGCATATTGTTTGACTTGTACATGGAGAATCCACGCAACTTGCCAGAACTTACCAGACCGTTACGAATAGAGCCTTGACCGGCATTGTAGTCTACTGACAAGAGCTTAGAGCCGCTTTGAGAAAGTTGCTCATAGAAGTCAGGAGATGCTACAACCCAGCGACCTTCTTCGGGTACGTTTTGGTCATCAAGCAAACGAGCCATACGAGCAAGAACGTCCAGAGGATCGGTTTCGCCAGAAATGCCTACGTCGATAGCACCAGCACCGTCATAAACGCCAGCACCAAGGTCGGTAGCTGAGTCAGCACCCAGAGTGTGGTCGGGTGAAGATGAAGACAATCCAGATTGCATAATGCTGAATACGCCTTCGTCAAAAGCATCACGCAACGCATAAGCCGCTGAAGAAGATGCTACTTCCTTGAAGTTTACGTGCGACATCTTGGTTTCAATGTCATCGACAATGAATTTGAATGCGTTTGCACGATCAACAACAAGAGTAAGCTCTTGGTCGGTCAGCTTAGTTGAGGTTACGTCTGCACCACGCTCGTACTGATAGACGGTAATTACCGGCTCTTTGATGATGTTTACGCTATCACCAAATGCCGCAATTTCGCCAGCGTAGTCGGTGTTGGTTACAGCTTCACAGACTGATGACTTTCGGAAGAAGTTAAGTACCTTCTTTGAATAGACAGCAGGCAGGAAGAACGAGTTAGCTTGACCAGAAACTGAGTTTGCAAAGTTCGCATTTGTATCAGTTGCTGGCTCAAAATATTGATCACTTACGTTATAAGCCATGATTTATTACTCCTAAAAAAGACAAATAGTTTATCTTGCTACTCGTCCTTCGCGGATGGCAAGATCAATCTCTTGCTCGTATTTATCATACTCATCCAAGGACAAAGCGGCAATTTCCCGTTGTGTCCAGATCTTGGCTTGTTTAGGTTCGACACTTGTTGTTTTAGTCGAAACCATACTAGCCGCATCTGGCTTTGAAGGTTTTGACTTACGAGTGGGTGTATTAATCGCAATTCCATTTTCCATCTTATAAAGGTCTATGGCACGACTTGCTAATCCAACATTATCTGGGTTTTTGTAAATCCAACGCTGAATTTCTTCAGGCTGGGTTTTAGCCCATTCGTGAAAGTTGTCATCACCCCTGATATCTTCAAAGTCAGGGTGTCGCTCACGTAGTTTAGTTTCGGCATCGCGCTTAGACATTTCTAATTCACGATGTTCTAAAGCCGAA